ATTCTTCCATGAATAACTTTTCTTCGTTTTTGCGTTTAGCCAATGTCATTGGATGTAGTTGTTTCATAATATCTTCAACAGTCAACTTTCGCTTGCCTGCGATATGAACATTCGTCATTAGGCACGCAAAATACGCTTGCTTACGGTCCTCTATTTCCGTTCTCAACTCATAACCCTCGGCAAGTTTGTAATATTCCATAGGGCTTAAATTCATGAATTCCCACGGTTTAAGACCAAGCGGACCATAGGCCATGCGTTCAGCTTTCGTTATCCATACTTTAAAAGAGGGGGCGGTGTCGCCCCCTCTTAGTTTTTTGTTTCGTTTTCAGCCTCAACCTCGGAGCGTGCTTGCTCATCGGCCTCATCTGGGAATAATGCGTAATATGCAGCCTTACCAAATACACCACTACCAATAAGGGCTTGCACAATTAACTGTACAAGGTCGGCATATTGGACTGTTCCCTCGTCAAAGAGTTCTTGCAATTTATCTTGGTAATAGATGTAATCACGCTTTTTGCCGTGGTGTTTCATACCTACGACCAATGCAGTGATAAGCTGATTAAATGTCATTGTGCCATTTTGTACCGCTTTAAAAATAGGCTCACCCCATAGCTGTTCCAACTCAGCAATACGACCAATGTTGAAATAGATAGTTTCGCCCATAGCGAATAGATCACAATTAATTTTTTTCATTATAAACACGCTCCTTATAAATAGTTAATTAGGGTTTTTTCAATTCAGACAATGGACCTGCACCATTCAATGTGCCTTTATATGTAGCCACATCATCATGCGGAGTACTTAAGGACAATTCTGTAATAGATGCATAGCCAGTCATGTAAGATTTGTCTGGGTATTCGAATTTTAAATGAACTTTTTCATCGTTTAAGAATGCTTTTTCAAGCAATGTCAAACTTTCTTCGTTTGGCATTAAAAGCGTTTCAAGGTCGATAGACCATTCTTTCATACCCGGAATAGTAACTTTCCAACCGCCACTGTCTTTACTAGATGCGTCGATAGAGTCTGCCTTACGAGATACATCGCCACTACGTTGACCGCCCAAGATAAGCCATTCAGCATTCGTAGTTTCGTCAGTGCCTACATTTAAGTAAATAAGATAATTCTTGCCGGCTGTAGGCATTGCGGTTTGAGCCGGTTTGTATAATTTTTTTGGTGTTGCAGCTGGTGCCATTAGAAAATACCTCCGTTAGTTTTCTCTTTTAAATCAATAAGGCGAACCATAAAGCGATATTGCGTACCAACTAAAGGTCGCACACTATCATGGTCGCCAACTTTACTTGTACACACTAAATCTATAATCTGATAGCCAGTGTTCTGTAATATACATGCAGTTTCGTCTAATTCACCACAACGCTTGCGTAGATCATTAATAATTGCCTCGAACCTATCTTCCAAGTTAGCTATTAATTCATAGCCTACTTCTAAATCTGGGTTATCGTTCCTACCCCAAACCTCGATATATAGTTCTTGCTCCAATTCAGATTGAATGGAATTATCACCCCTCGTAGTTTCCCCACGAATAACCATAATAACGCCATTCTCATCGGCTTTCGCTGCTTGTGGTCGCATAGCACCTAGCATGACATTAAATGCAGCACCGCTATTGTCGATAGTAGATTTAATATGTTGCATTAATTCTAGCCACATATTACCCCCTATAGATTTCAACAGAACGATATCCTTTGTATTCTGTAGGGTTACCTGTAAGCTGCCCTGGTGTTATTCGCGATTCCAATAATTTAATACGAGCTTCATAGTATTCTAATTTTTTAGAATAAAAGTCATCCGTCGAACCATTACTAGTATAACTTCCTGGCAAAGCATACGATTTATTAACGCAGACTTCTCGATAGATATATGCAAGGACTAATTCATCGATAGTAAAACTACGTATAACTTTATCCTTTGACACACCTAATCTATCCGCAAGTACATATAGCCATTGTTCTGCTTTGGATACAGCGGCCTCTGTTACCTCTTGCGTTAGCAATTCATCCCCTAATAGGCCGGCCATATCTTCAAAATTATATAGCATACAGTACTCCTTATATTTCAAAACTTAGCGTAATCTCATTTTTTACTAGCCCTTGTGCCACATCATCTAGTGCAATATCGGTATATCTGGAAAAAATACTAGTAATTTTTGAGACATTATTTTGTAACGCTTCATACAAAAATGGATCTGGGGCAGTCCCAGGGTGAACCACTTTCCTAGCAAATATAAACCCATTACCGCCTTGTGGTACGAATCTCAATATCTTCTTAAAATGCGGCCGAATTACATGTGCTGGTGTCCCTGCATGTACAAAAGGGCCGTATTTAGCGACATCACTATCAATAAATACGACCCCTTGCATTCCACTATTAGAAATTCGATAATCAACAGCCTTTTCTAAATTCCCTGTTCTCGAGGTAAATCTATGTCTTTCCTGTGCAGTATCTCGAACTTCAATAGTACTCGCTTTTACTGCCTGACAAATACGCTTGTTGAAAATATCCTGGCTATTCACCGGTGCTTATTTTTTTACTACCACCTTTACTGCCTTTTGTAGGCTTTT